CTCAGTGAAGCCGAAGGTGATCGCGCCGCCGTTAATGGCGTCCCAGAAGTAGTTATCACCGGCCTGATACGAATTGAGCGTGGAAAGATCGGGGCTGCGTAGACCCATCACGCCGAGATCCGGGTGCGTATAGGCATAGGCCCATGTACTTCCAGAAGTGTTCAGCTGCAACGTGAACTTGCCGTTTCGGCCGGTGACACGGCCGGTCGCAGTATCGGCGGAGGCATAGTTCACGCCATCATCCGTCATCGCGTTCAACTCGGCTTTCGAGATGACCATATGGGCCTGACCAATGGCCGACATTTTCGCCTGAACAAGAAAGTCTTCAATTGCTGAAGTGGTGGCCTCCATCAGAATGAGACCGCCCCAAATGCCGTTCATGCGGCTGGTCGTACCAAACACGCCCGCGCCTGAAAGCGCACAGCCTACACCAACGTACTTGTTGTCGAGATCTCCGGCTGCGATCGCGGTCGCCGTCGCCGAAACATAGGCACCATTCTTGACGCGTTTGCCATGCTCGATCTGCTTATAAGCCGTCAGGTCAATGACCTCCATAGTCACCATCTGACTGCGGGCGACATAGCGGCTCACGCCTCTTCCAGTCAGCTGCGTCTGCTGATTTCCTGCTTGGACGCGCCCCACGTCCAGGAAGGTGCCGCCGCCCATGTAGTTCAAGAACTGGGCAGTGCTGCTTGCACCATAGTTCAGTAGGTTTTCGCGAGTGTTGTTGCCTCCGCTGATCGGATCTGTGGTGTCGTTGCTGGCGATCTTCCGGTTGTGAAGGCTCACCAGTTGGAAGGCCTTCATTCCCTTGGCGCTGACTGCGGCGGTGATTGGCGTCAAAGTCACCAGATCGCCGATCCCTGCCAGATCAAGACCAAGTCCACTCTCGTTGGTCAACCTGGTCAGCTGACCTGTAACAGGGTCCAAGCTCGTGCCAAACCTTTGCGCTATTCCGGAACGTCGGAAGGCGACCGTGCCACGGGCCGTCAAGTTCGGTACGCCGGGAATGGTGGAATAGACGGCTAAGACATCCTCATTGCCCGCAGGGCTCCAGGCATCGACCTGTTCCGGTTTCAGCTCGCCTGTCGGTCCCGGCGCGAAATCCATCTCGGCATTGTCACTGAGACGCTTCAAGCGGATCGTCGGCCCGGAATACGTATCGTTGACACGGTGCGGCGACCAAGCGGCATAGGTTTTAGCGACGTTGGCGGAGGTGATCGGAGCGTCGAGGACGACGGGAGACGCGGTGAACGTGAGTGCCATCGCCAGCGTGCGTCCTGCGCTGCTCTTCAACGTGACGGCAATGGTGCCGACCGATAGAGCACTCAATCCGACGAGCAGGTTTTTACGAGTGCCGTCCAATGCGAGCCTGCCATCGTTCGGCGTGACGGTGTCGATCGTCTCGCCTGCCGCCAGTCCCGTGATTGCAGCAATCAGTGTACCCGCGACAGCGCTGGAAGCGATAGAGGCCAGCGTAGGGCCAAGAGATGGCAACGGCGTCGCAATCGGGTTCTGCAGGCCACCGGAGAGCTTCGACTGCAGAGATATGGCGATAGGGAGCGCAAACGGTGAATTCATTCGCTGCTCCATGCCTTAGCGCTCACACCCACGTCATTGTTGTACAAGCGCAGCCTGACAGTTGGGCACTTCGCGAACCTCGCGATCGGAGGATCTACGCGAGCCGACAACGTTCCAAGCGCAACCCATGGTGCCGCCGCGTCCACTTGGCCTTCGATGTCGATATATGCCTTCGAGCCGTCGCCGAATGTGGCTTGCACGGAAAAGTCACTTGTCGGGGTGAATGCGCCTGATGTGAAGCTGGCCGCGTTCGTGTTGATGCGTTCGGTCATTGTGTCCTCAGGTATCGTTAGGGCCAATAGGCGGGGTTGGTGGCGTAATCGGCCGGGATTTGGGGGAGAGCCTTCAGCATGAAGTACGCTGCGTAAAGCGGCTGGCGCCAATCGGCGGCCGCGTCGAGGACGCGCCACCACTCGGAAGCTGTGACTATGGTCGGCCCCGTTTCGGTTTTGATGGCGATCTGTCGGCTCTGCTCGCCCATGTTCATGGCGGCTTGGGCAAGAGGGGTGACCTCCTGTATCCATCGCGCCATGTCGGCGGGCGTCGTGCCAAAATGGTGGACGCCGCGCTGGCCGCCAAAATCGTAATCAAAGCCTGCCGCCAAGCGCCGATCCAACTCGGCGGCCAGCATTTCAGGGGTTGGTGGGGGCGATATCCATGCGCCATCCTGCCATTTCTGCTGCCCGTCACTTGGAGCCAGTGGCACTTCGATGGCGCTGCTAAAGAGTGCCGGCATTACTTCTCCCGGACCGTCAAAGCTGCCGAGAAACTTGCCATTGGCGTCCACAAAGAATTTCTGCATTACAATCTCCCTCTTACGATCACGTCGAACTGGCTACCGCCGAAGGCCGGAGCGCCGCCCCCGCCCTTGGCAACCAAGAAAATACCGTTTGAAGCGAAGTGAATTCTGATGTTGGAGGCATCGACGGAGATCGAAAAACCTGTGTTCGAGTAGTTTTCATCGTGCCCGGCCGTGCCGGCAGGCATCAGAATACGATCTCCGATCGCATACCCATTCCAAGCTGACTTGCACACGAACTCCAGAAACACTTCCCGAGGCGTAGCACCCAGCGTATGAGCGACGACCAATGCCGCGCCTGCGGTCCACGTCTGCTGGCTGCTACTCCAACCATTTTGTTTGGCTGTCAGTGCGCTCACGCTGGCCGACAATGTTTGCACGTTGTTTGCCAGCGCTGCAAAATCAACTGATCCCGGCACCTGATCAGCGGCATATGCCTTTACCCAGTAAGTGAAGGTCTGGTTCTTGGGACGAGTTTCACCTGTGCCTAACGGATACACGCCTACACCCGAGGTGTAGTTCGCAGTCACGTTGCCGATGCCGTCATCGTCCTGCCGGTTGCCGGTCCACTGTGGAACTGGCGATATGGCCTGAAACCGAACACGCGCACCCTGATTTGCGTCGATGGCGGCAAACATATCCTGAGTGGATTGCTCCTGAACCGAACCAAACACGCGCCCGCTGTCCACCAATTGGCCGGATCGAAAGCCACGCGGAAAATATCCGCCCATGTCTTTCAGGCGAGGGTCGCCGTTCGCATTGACCTCAATGTTCGCACCGCGAGCTTTCGTCGCCAGCATTTTTGCGCGCAGCTCGGGATATGCCGACGTAACGAACGCCCCGTTGTACAAAAGGTAGCCGGGAGGGGGAACAGAGTCGTCGTCATCCATCATTAGAACGGAACCGAGGGGCGTACCGAACAGCTTTCCGAGTGAAGCCTTCGTGACCGCCTTCAGCGCGCCATCGACCAGAATAAAGAACTTGTCGGCTGCAGCTGCGGCCGTCACGAGTTGAGCTGCATCCAACGCGGCTTCGATGCTGCCAGTGCTGCTCTCCTCGGCTTGCTCGGCGTAGTGCTTGGCGTCAAACGCGCTCTGGGCCGCTTGAAGTTTCAATTCCTGCGCAGCATCGCGATAGCCCTTTGCCGAACTTGCCGCAGCCTCAGCCGCCGCAACGATCGCAGAGGCAACCTGATCATTGATCAGCCTAAACTTGCTGGTATCGTAATCGGCAAAGCCCCAGACCAGCATCGGCGGGACGAGGCCGCCGACAGCAACGGGATTGCCGCTGTTCGAGACGATGGACAGTGCCGCGCCGCCATTGAAACTGACAGTCGGCGCGGCTGTATTTGCAGCGGTGATCGGTAATGCGACAATCAGCGATCGGGAAACAGGAACGCCGGTTTTCGCCTTGATGGCGTTGGCAGTTGTACCGGCAATCTGCTCCGCCTCGGCCCACTGCATCGGCAGGTCAAGCACGCGCTGCCATGTTACCGGCGTTCCCGCGAGCGGCTTATAGACGCCATTGTTCTCCACCGTTTCATCGGCATAGACCCACGCAGAAATGAGGGTGAGCGCTACAGCTGAAGAAGAGAGGTTCGCGGCCTGCATCGCGGCCTTGGTCGCGAAGTAGAGCGTGTTGCTGCCGCTGATTGGAAGAGCTGCGCGCATAGGTCCGGATGCGAGGAGTTGCTGTGCCATCTGCTCGGCGGTCTGCAGGCGGGTCGATCCGCCCTTGCTTCCGAGGTAATGATCGAGCGTCGCGCTCTTCTCAACATTGGTCGTTCTAGTCCCGTTTTCATTTGCCATGCGTCACCTCAGATAATCGAAATTTGGAATGGGCCAGCCAGCGGACCCGCGACGCCCTGGTCGTTGAGTGGCTCCAGCCAGAAGTAGTGTTTACCGGCCGTCAGGCAGGTGGCGGTTTCCAGATAGATCACCGCGTTGTCGATGCTGCCGGCGAAGTCAGCCGACGCGCTGAAGGCAAAAGCGTTGTTGCCCGATACGGCCTGGACGCGGTCGGTGTATGAGCCTGTGACGGTGCGGCCGGTGCCATCGCGATCCGATCCTCCGGAGAGGCGCGGCCTCACTTCACCGGCTGAAACCGTGGCATCAAAGCCGATGCGATACCATTTGCCCGATGTCGTGGAGAGTGCGGCGCTGAGAACCGACGCGACGCCAGCGGTCTTGCTGGCTATGCCGTTAGCGATCGACCACCCAGAGCCGGGTGTCCAACCTGTTGCCGATGCAAAATCCCCGTTGGAGACAAGACGTTCGCGCGTCAGGTCGCCATCGCTCAACTCGTAACTACGCGACGGCGCCACGGCGAGCGGGGTGCCAACTGCGTCGGTGTTGACGTTGAGGACGCTTGCCGTTGAACGGTAGAGCTGAACGGCTGTGGTGGCGGTATCGTCACCGGTCTTGAAGGCGATCTTTGCGCCACCGAGGAGGGCTTGAAGAGTAATTAAGCCGCTATCAAGTGCCTTTGGAACGGGTACATCAGCGCCGCCTATGATGACCGCGACGGTGTTGGTGTACGGACCTGCGACGCCTGCAGGTGATAGCGCCCGTGCACGAAGCTGAACGGCTGCGCCGCTCTGATAGGTATTGATGACCACGCCGCCATCTGCTGCCGGCACGGCGACCGTCGTCCAGGCTCCCGAGATGCGGTGATCGATCTGATAGGAAGCCGTGTTGACGGGACCGGTACCAGGCGCAACTTGCGCCACGAGCCTGTTGGCGACGCCAGTGCCGTCGATGCCCGATGCAATCGATGTCCAGCGTGGGGCAGGAGGCTGCGCGTTCGATGCGCCTACCTCAGCACCAACACGTCCGGACCATGCTGGGGGAACTTCCGCGTCAGTCAGTTCGTCGATAATTGGCGCGGCATCGAGCAGGTTGTACACGCTCGCCATGTCATCGCCCGCCTCGATGCCAGAAACGATCAAAGGCAAGCTGTCGCGCGTCGCCGCGCCGAAGTGGACCATAGAGCCGATCTCGGGAAGGTCTCCGCCGTCTTGTGAAAAGGTCAAGGCGTTAGAAACACCAGGCAAGGTTTCCACGGTTCTGACGACCGATCGACCGATCGAGTCCGTCTCGGAAAGGCCGGCGCGGAATCGGACGGCGTAGTTTAGGCCGGCCGTCATTTCCACGTCCTCATCGAGCGCGATCATGGCACCTTGAACGTCGATCACGCGGGCTGACACCATGACGCGATCGAGGGCGTCAAACGATGCCATGACCAAGTCGCCGCGTGTGGCGACGCGAACCGGGCCGTCCTGGATGACGGAATAGGTGTCGGGACGGTAGATCAGTTCGTACATGCGCCGGCGTGCTTCTTTCCAGATTTCGTCCGGGTCCGTCTTGCCGGGAAATTCGATCTGTTCCGTCATCGTGATTTCGCCGGTATGTCCAGGCCAAGGCACGATGCGCTCTGCCGACTGATAGTCGTTGGTTGCGTCGAGGAACGGCACCCGGAACCCATGCGGCGGGTCGAGGTAGACGCGGCTTGTCTGAAAGCTATGGCTGTTGCGCGGATTTACGTGATCAATGACGAGCTGCTGCGGCCGGTCGATCACGACGCTCCATTTCAGGCCATCGTGACGAGGCGCGGCGCGGCCGGCGCCTGCGATCTCGGTCAGCACTTCGCGAAGTGTCATGTCGCCATCGATCACGCGATCGTAGCGCAGCCCTTTCAGTTCGCAGAACTCGTGCCAGTCCTGCAACTGGATGAGGTCGATAGCGGAATCGGGTGAGGGGCGGGCGTTTGCCGCGCTTTGGAGAACATAGCGGTAAAGCGCAGCTGGGTTGCGGGTCTGGCGAAACACCCACCGACCAAGCTCCTTGTCCCAGTCAAGGCAAAGGCGGGACGCTGTCGCGTTGAAGGCGTCCAGTTGCCCATTGATCTGATGCGTTGCCTTGATGCGCAGCGCGACGATCGCCAGCGGCTTGCCGAAGTTCAGCGGGTACTCTGGCCGGATTGTTTGGACAGCGGCCCACACGCTTCGCGAGGCGATCTGGCTGGACGTGTGCTCATCCGTCATTCGGGTCAGTTCGACCTCGTAGCGGCCGCGGGCTGGAAACTGCCAAGTGTGCTGCCGGTAGATTGCCTCCGAACGTTTGGCGCTGATCGAAAGCGTGGTCAGCACGATCCAGTTGACTGCACCGACCAGGCGGTAACGAATGCGAATTTGCACAGTAATCGTTTGTTGCCCGCCGCGATCGTTGATTTCGACAAGGCCAGCCGGGAAGGCCAGAATGATCGAGCATTTTTCGGCGTCCGTGCCAGTATAGCGAACGACAGGTGTTTCGACAGCAGCGGCTCCGGTCGTTTCGCCGAGATCGTTGCGGGGATATGGCCGCGTCAGTTCAGCGCCGACATTCTCCTCAAAAACCTGTTGCGGAAAGTATGTGACGTGAGCGTCGGCCGCGTAGCCTTCGCGGACCTCGATATCGACTTCATCATACGAATCGAGGGAGGTTTCGCCGATCTTGAAATCAGACAGCGCGAGTGGCCCATATCCATAGTTGAACAGCGCACGCACATACTGCCAGTCGCCGACGATCTCAGTGTAAGACATTGCCGCAAACGGTGCAGCATAACGATGCCGGCCGAGAACATCCGGCACGGGCGCGTCTGGCTTCATAGGGTTGCGCCAGCTCGTAATCTGGTAGTTCGGGACCTTTTCCGCGTCCTCGCGTCCCGGCGGCTTTGGAGGCGGGATAAGTGCGTTGATCAGAAGGTTGCCGAGAACCGAAACGCCCATGCCAATCACGCTGGATGCGATGGCAAAGCCTGTCGTTCCAGCTGTGAAACCGAGGCCCACCGCCCAATATTGCCCGAGGGCGACAGCGGCGATCGCGACGACAATCGAGAGAACGGCTCTCAGAATGCTTTTCCCTGGCACGATGCGGATTACCACACGCGCTCCGGAGCGCGGCCGAACGCGGTGCCACTTGCCGACCGGCACGACGATCGAACCGCGCTCGTTGACCAGGAGGACGCGGGCGTGTTCCAGATCGGCGGGCGTTGCGGCCGGTAGCGCGGCCGCAACCATCTCGGCGACAGTCGAGCCCTCCGGCATGGTGAGGTCGATACGGCCGGCGCCGGGATCGAAAAGCGGCGCAGCAAGCACAGGGATGTTTCTAACAGGCGCGTTCATGCTGGCACCTGCTTGGCAAGTCGATGGTGGCGGTAGACGCCGCTTTGACGGGTCGCCCATTTGCCGCCTCGGTAGTGCTCAAGGCAGGAATGCGCGCCTTCAGCCATATGGAGCATAAGCCCGTCAGAGACGACGACGCCCACATGCGCGTCCAGCCGGCCACGACGAAAGACCGCAATGTCGAATGGTTTAGCCAGGCCATCGACCCGCGCCCACGATATGCTTTCCTTTGCGCCACCAATCAGAGCCGAGATCTCGGCATGCTCATCCGTGCTGATGTAGCCGTCTGCATAGGAGGGCAGATCAATGCCGAGCTGCCGCGCAAAGACCAGACGAACTATCCCCCAGCAGTCGCAACCGGCAAGCGTCCTGCCGTGGTCGAGGTGAGGAATGCCGACGAAGGCATTGGACCAATGCTCTATCATTTGTGCATCCCCGGAAATCGCTGTTTCGTCATCCGATCGGCGGGATAGTATTCCTCCTCGACTGGCTGGCGGGAAAAGTTGACGGTGATTTCGCCAGCGTTCATGTCAGCCGACAGGATCCGCATGTCGCGGTACTCCACCTCCACCTGGTCAGGGGAGGACGCGAGAACGACGGCCATGTGGATCGTGCCTTGCGTGTTCACCGAGCGCAGCACTTCGGCCATGCGTCGGTCAACATTCTCCAGGATGAGATTGCCGCTCGCAGGTGCGTCTTCCAGGTCAGAGGGCAGGTTCGTCGATGCCAGGATGAACAGATAAGGATCTTCGATCGGGTTCTGAGTGCTCCAGGCCGAGCGAGTTCCGTAGGTCAGCGGTTCGTCAGAAAGCCGCTCGGTCGGATCGGTGGATAGGCGCAACGGCGCATCCATCTCAGGATGCTCGATCATAAACAGTGCCACATAGACCTCAGCGCTCGAATGATCCTCGTGCGACATGCGCATATTGAGTGAGACGCGGCGGCTCATGTGCGTTGCTCCAGTGTCGGGACGATGGACGCAACGGCTTCGCAGACGGGAACCGGGCAAATGGCGTCGATGTGGAACCCGCCACGTTCGCGGCAAAACAGATGCGCGCGCAAAGGCCGGGCGGTCCAAGTGTGTGGGCACTTCTCTGAAGGATGGCGGACAGATCCGCATGTTTCGCATCTCATGGCATCACCGCGATCGAGAAGGCTATGCGGAACCGATTCCCTACGACGGTCTCGGCGGGCATGCTGTCGCCGAACTGGCAAAGCCAGATGTTGGCGAGAAGCAAAGGCACGCCTTCGTCGGTCAGCAACGGCGTGCCGTCATCGCCAAGCAGCGGCCAACCGTCTGTTGTCGGGTCCGGCATGTAGAACGGGAGTGAACCCTCGGCGCACTCTTCTTCGTAGAAGTTGTCGAAGACAGCCAAGCCGTCGCGACCGACCTCGATCGAGAGCGTCACCAGTTTTGCAGCACTGGAGAATTTGCGCCGGTAGCCGTTGGGACCGTTATCGGTGCGACGCTTCAGGCGGGCATCTTGCCGCGACTTTTGCCAACTGTCGCGCATTGGTCTTGGAAGTGTGGACGGCCAAGTCGGGATCATCGCCGCACCGCCTTCGGCTTCATGCCATATGTGGTTTCAAGGTGCCGGCGCGCGCCACCACCTGGTTGCGCCATTGCCGCGCCGACCTGGTCAGCGATCACAAACTTGACATGCCGATTGCCCTTCTCGTCGCGGGTCTCTTCGGTTTCGACACGAGCACTCGAATAGTTGTTGACCGTGATGGAGCTGCCGGCCGCCCCGTTCGAATTGGCGGCCGTAGCAGAAGGATAGACCGGGCTGGTGCTGACATAGCCGCCGTCACGAAATGCGCGGAGAGGACGGTTAGAGTTGATTGCTTCCAGCCAGGGGCGATATTGAGCGGCGGCCTTGGCGTTGACCATGAACTCACCGTTAGAAGCCCAAATAGGAATACTGTCGTCGCGGGGCCCACCGGGGCCGACGATGGAACCGCCATCCGCAAACAGACCCACGCCACCACCTTTGATGACATTGGCGATTTGTGGCGAGGCGTTCAGAATGGACTGATTAA